GAGCTACCCTTATCCATAAGGCACTCAACCAATAGGTAAAAATAATGGAAGAAGAAAACAGAGTCTCTGAAACTGAAGAGAAAAAAGTTAGTGTACCAAATGCAAACCCATATCATAAAGATAGAGGTGAGGATGATGAAGAAACAAAAGCGTTTCTAACAGGTAAATTATCTAAATATCATCAGGAACAAAGAGACAAACAAGCAACCGCAGCAACCGAACAGAAGGACACCGATGCATCTGAAGAGACTGCAGATCAAACAGATAATCAGGCTACTCCTATCGCTGAACGCCCTGCTAACGCTGAAGACCGTGTCTTTAAAAAACGTTATGACGATTTGAAAAGACACTATGATTCTACTATTCAAAAACATAAGGAAGAGCTTTCTTCTTTACGGACACAATTAGAATCAAGTACTCAGCAATTTACACCTCCTAAATCTAAAGAGGAATTAGAATCTTGGAAAAGGGAGTATCCAGATGTCTATGACATGGTAGAAACAATTGCCATGACAAAGGCTGATGCTAGAGCAAAAGATGTTGAAGAAAAATATCAAAACTTGCAAAAGCAACAGGAACAAATTGCTAGAGAAAAAGCTGAAGTAGAACTTCTTAAGGTTCACCCAGACTTTAATGATCTTCGTCAAAAAGATGATTTTCATGAATGGGCTCAACTACAAGATCCTACTATTCAAAGTTGGTTGTATGAAAATACTTCCAATTCTAAGTTAGCTGCTAGAGCTATTGATTTATATAAAATGGATCGTGGCATTAGTACGTTATCTAAGAAAGAAGAAAAGGATGTTAAGAAAGAAGCTGCTAAAGCAATTTCTAAAACTAGAAAAAGTACTGAATCTGAAATTCCTAAAAAGAAAGTTTGGACTGTAAGTGAAATATCTAGAATGAAACCTCATGAATTTGAGAAACATGAAAAGGATATTGATCTTGCTCGTTTAGAAGGTAGGATTGAACAAAGTTAAACAATCAACTAAACTAAACTAAGGAGGGTACAACCATGGCTTTTGGAAGTGCTGGTGGATACGGAAACTTACCTTCAGGTAATTTCACTCCACAAATTTTTAGTCAGAAGGTTCAAAAATTCTTCAGAAGAGCATCAGTGGTAGAAGACATTACTAACACTGATTATGCTGGAGAAATTGAAAATTTTGGCGATACTGTTAAAATAATAAAAGAACCTACAATCACTGTTGCAGATTATGCAAGAGGTACAGCTGTTTCTACACAAGACTTAGCTGATGACCAAATCACTATGACAGTTGATCAAGGTTCATACTTTGCTTTCAAAGTAGATGACATTGAAGAAAGACAATCTCATGTAAACTTTGAAGCTCTTGCAACCTCTTCAGGTGCATACTCATTAAAAAGAAACTATGACTTCAACGTGTTGAAGCACATCTACGACAATGCTGCAACATCAGCTGCTAACACAGGTACTGATGGTTCACCAATTGATGGTGATGCTGCTGTAGATACTTTAGCAGATGTAGTTTCAGCTGCTAAAACAGTTCTTGATGGGAATGACGTACCAGAAGAAAATAGATGGTTAGTAGCACCGCCTGCTTTTTTTCAACAATTAAGAAAAGCTGGTGCTAAACTTTCAGACCAATCAATCTTGAACGATGGTGGTGTATCACAAATCAGAAACGGTATGGTTACTGACAAACCGTTATTTGGTTTTAACATGTACATGACTAACGCAATTGCTGTGTCTAGCGGAAGTGCTGCAAACAAAACATTTGGTTCATCAGGTGCAAACGAATATGCATTCTTATATGGACATATGTCTGCTGTAGCTACAGCTAACCACATTGCAAAAACAGAATTAATCAGAGACCCTGATTCATTCGCTGACATCGTAAGAGGATTACACGTTTTCGGAAGAAAAATCTTAAGAGATGACGCTGTATACTCTGGTGTTATAACAATCGGTTAATAGTAGGAGGAAATAAATTATGACTGCTTATGATAGTTCAAATACAAACACTCAGATCAAAGCATCTAGTGATACTGTAAGAATCGCATCAGAAGTTGTAGATTTCTCTTCTACAACTAACGCTGCTACTGATACTTTTGATGTTATTGCTATTCCAGCAAACACAATGGTACTTGCTGCAGGCGTTGATGTATTAACTGCTGACTCTGCTGGAAACAGTGGAACAATCGCATTAGGTGATAGTGCAGACGCTGACCAATATGTAGCTGCTGCAACTGTAGCTGCTGCTGGCCAAATGGCTATTTTAGCTGCACCTTTTGCAAACAGTTCTGCTGATGCTATCAGAATCACAGTTGGTACTGGTGCAATTAATGCAAAAGTTAGAGTATGGGCAACTATGATTTCACTTGATAAAGGTGGATCAGACGCTGACACAGACTCACAAACAGTAACTTTTAGTTAATAAATATATTCATGGGGGGAGCAATCCCCCCTTGATATTTAACAGGGGAATACATTGGCTACAACATATTTAACTTTAACTAATAGAACTCTTAGAGAATTAAATGAAACTGAATTAACTTCAGCTAATTTTAGTTCTAGTAGAGGTATACAAACTGCAGTAAAAGATTTTGTAAATAAATCAATTCATGATATTTATAATGAATCTGGTGAAATACCATTACTGCATAGTACTACTACTAAAACTACAAATACAGGAACTCAAGAGTATTCGTTAGAATCAGATATGAGAAAAGTAGATTGGGATTCTTTTTTCTTAAAACCTAGTGAATTAATTAGTAATGGTGAATTTGCTACAACAATAGATAACTGGACAACAGATACAGGTTCTCCTGCACATTCAAGTTTAGGAAATGGTAGATTAAGTTTAAGTAACGCATCTTCTTATCAAGCTATATCTACAATAGTAAATAAACAATATAAAATTCAAATAAGAGCATTTGATACTAATGCTGATGGAGATACTTTAGCAATTAAAGTTGGAACTTCTGCAGGTGGAACAGATAATTTAAATGCTACTTTAACTGTAGATGATTATGGCAAAGGTAAAATATTTGAATCTACATTTACTGCTACAGGTATAACTAGCTATGTACATTTATCTACATCTGGAGATTTTACTGTAGATTATGTAAGAGTATCAAGACAAGATATAACTCCTAGAAAGTTAAAATATATTTCATATGATAATTGGTTACAGTCTTTTAAAGAAAGAGATTCTAAAAATGATGATGGTGTATATGCTACTCCAGAATTTGTATACAGAAAACCAGACTATGGATACTTTGGATTAAGCCCAATACCAGATAAAGATGACTATACTATTGAGTATGATTATTTTATAACTCATACAGATTTATCTACATATACAGATACTATGTCATTACCAGATAGATTTGCACCACTAGTAATAGATAGATCTAAATATTATACTTATATGTTAAGGTCTGATGCTCAACATGCATCTATGGCAGAAAGAGATTATCAAAGAAAATTAAGATTATTAAGAGTAGATTACTCTTCAAGACAAGAGTATATGAGAGACTCAAGAATTAACCAAGGAACTAGAGTACAAATAGTATAGGAGATATTATGGCTATAAGAGATGATGCAAAATACGCAGAAGATAATATGGATTATAAATCCAAAAAAAATGCAATGCAAAAAAATAATAATATGGAAATGGCAGGTGGTGTGTTTAGTTTAAGTGATTATAACAAATACAAACAAGCTGTTGAAAAAGATAATGTCATGGAAGTATTTCCAGACAAATCAATTTTTGAATTAGAAAAATTAAGACAATTATACGAAGCAGAGAAAGCACGTAAAATGCAGGGGTAGTTAATGCCAGCTACTGATTTAATATCCCCATACGTAGTTAGTTGTGCAGGAGGTCTAGTATTAAACAAAGATGTTTTTTCAATGGCCCCAGGTGAAGCACTTATATTACGTAATTTTGAACCAGATATTAAAGGTGGCTATAGAAGAGTAAATGGTACAGCATTATTTAATTCAACAATTATACCTACAGGCTCAAGTAATTCAAATACTATTGTAGATTGTTCAATTATATTTAACGATCAAGTTATTGTAGCAATGGGTGGTGATATTCACTATGGTACAACATCTGGAAGTTGGACTACAATTGCTACAGGTTTAGGTACATCAACTAGAACATATGATTTTGAAAAATATAACTTTAATGGAACAGACAAAGTTATAATTGCTACAGGACATTCAGCTGCACAAACAATAGATACTAGTTGGACTGTAGATCCTATAAACGCAACAGATGGTGGAACTGCACCTACAAATCCTAAGTTTGTAAAAGCATTTCAAAACCATATGTTTTATGCTGGTGCTACTAATCCACAAGAAGTTTTATTTAGTGCACCTTTTGCAGAAGATGATTTTACTACTGCTGATGGTGCAGGTTCATTTAAAGTTGACTCTAATGTTGTAGGATTAAGAGTATTTAGAAATGAATTATTTATATTTTGTGAAGATAGAATTTATAAATTATTAGGTTCTTCTTCTGCTGATTTTGCAGTACAAGAAGTAACTAGAAATATTGGTTGCAGAGATGGTGGTAGTATTCAAGAGATTGGTGGTGATGTTATATTTTTAGCACCAGATGGATTAAGAACTATTGCTGGTACAGCTAGAATTGGTGACGTTGAACTAGGTTCTATTTCTAGACAAATACAAGCTAGAATTGATGAGATAACTTTAGATAGAGTATCATCATTAGTTATTAGAGATAAATCTCAATACAGATTGTTTTATCCAACAACTGCAGGAGCACAAGGTTCAGCAAAAGGAGTTATTGGTGTATTAAAAGCAAATGTTAATACAGGACAAATTGGTTTTGAGTTTTCAGATATGATTGGTATTAAACCATCATGTACAGATTCAGATTTTATAAGTGCAGTAGAAACTCAAGTATTTGGTGGCTATGATGGTTATATTTATAAAATGGAAGTAGGTAATACATTTGCTAATGGAACTGCAAATAATACAATTGTAGCTACTTATAGATCTCCAGATATGGTTATGGGTGATCCTGGTTTAAGAAAATATATGCAAAGGGTTAATCTAAACTATGAAGGAGAAGGTACAACCGTTGATGCTGAGTTAGCTGTAAGATATAATTATGATGACTCAAATACCCCACAACCAAACGCAATAAGTATTCAATCTGCAGGGGGTGCTGCATTATATGGTACAGCATTATATGGTAGTGGTTTATATGGTGCATCAGGAACACCACTTATAAGACAAACAGTAGAAGGCTCTGGATTTGCAGTCGCTTTAAAAATAGATGATAGAAACCAAGCAGACTCATTTTCAGTTAAAGGATTTCAATTAGAATTTACTCCAGGAGGAAGAAGATAAAATGGCAGGATACTCAACACGACAGTCAACTTATACAACAGGTGACGTTATTGCAGCAGCAGATACTAATGATGAATTTAATCAATTAATATCTGCCTTTAATGCAAGCACAGGACACACGCATGATGGTACTGCGGGTGATGGTGGGCCTGTATCTGTATTAAGAGATAGCAATGCATATAATAGAATTTTATTAGATACTTCTAATAACCATTTAGAATTTTATGTAAATGTATCTTCTTCATCTGTACAACAATTAAGAATAGAAGATGGTGCTATTGTACCTATAACAGATAATGATATTGATTTAGGTACAGCTAGTTTAGAATTTAAAAATTTATATATTGATGGTACTGCTAATATTGATAGCTTAGTAGCAGATACTGCTGATATTAATGCAGGTACAGTAGATGCAGTTATTGGGGGTACAACTCCTGCTGCTGGTACATTTACTACATTAACTGCAAATACAAGTTTAGCTTTAGCATCAGGTGCAACAGTTACAGCGATATTAGATGAAGATACAATGTCATCTGATAGTGCAACTGCATTAGCTACTCAACAATCTATTAAAGCATATGTTGATACTCAAGTTGCTACAATACCTGTAGGAGATATTACTGCAGTTAATGCTGGTACAGGTTTATCAGGTGGAGGTACAACTGGTGATGTAACTTTAAGCATAGATACAGGAACTACAGTTGATTTATCAACAGCTCAAACTTTAACAAATAAAACTTTAACTGCACCAGTTATATCTACAATTTCAAATACTGGTACAATTACATTACCTACATCTACAGATACATTAGTTGGTAGAGCAACTACAGATACTTTAACTAATAAAACTATTGATGCTAATGGTACTGGAAATAGTATTACAAATTTAGAAGTAGCAGACTTTGCTGGATCAGCAATTATACTTGAATCAGAAGGTATTAGTTCAAATGATAATGATACAACTTTACCTACAAGTGCAGCTGTAAAAGATTATGTAGATACTCAAGTTGCAACAGCTAATGAATTATCAGAATTAACAGATGTTAATATTACAACTCCTGCAGATGGATCATTATTATTTTATGATACAGGTACATCTAAATGGATTGATAATGTAGTATCTGGAGATATTACTATTGCAGATACAGGTGTTGCTGCTATTGGATCTGGTGTTATTGTTAATGCAGATATTAATGCTAGTGCTGCAATTGATGCAACTAAAATTCATGATGGGTCAATATCAAATACAGAATTTGGATACTTAAATGGTGTAACATCTGCTATTCAAACACAAATAAATGCTAAAGAAGATACAATTACTGGTGCTGCAACAACTATTACTTCATCAGATTTAACAGCATCTAGAGCTTTAATAGCTAATGGTTCTGGAAAAGTAGCTGTATCAACTGTAACAGATACAGAATTAGGCTATTTATCTGGTGTAACATCTGCTATACAAACACAAATAGATAGTGCTGCTAGTGCAGGTTTTGCTGTAGCTATGGCGATTGCACTTTAATGTTGACATTTTTAAAAAAACGAGTATAATATTATAAATAAGGAGAAAATAAACAATGGCACAGGATTTTGAATCAACTGGCACACAAATCACAAACTCTGAAACTACTCTATTAACTGCAGATTCTGACGATGCTATTATTGGTTTAAGACTAACCAATACTACAGCTAGTTCAGTAACTGTAGATGTTTATATTGATAAAGGTGGAGTAGGTACAGACAGATATGTAGCAAAAGATTTAAGTATTCCACCTGCTAGTTCAGTTGAACTAATTCAAGGTGGTGCTAAAATTGTATTACAATCTGGTGATGTATTGTATGGTTTAGCTAGTGCAGCAACAAGTGTTGATGCATGGTTAAGCAGAGTTGATAGTATTAGTACATAGGAGACAACATGAGTGAAGTAAATGGAACAGTATATGTAGGGGATAAACCTGCGTCAGAAGATATTTACCATCATGCACAAGTGATGGATAAGAAAATGGAAATTGAATCTGCAGTACTTGCAGGCCCAGTTACTTTTACTGAAACAGTGACAGTAACAGGAACATTGGTAATAATTTAATGAGTAAAATTGAAGTCGATACAGTCGCACCACAATCTGGCACAACATTAACTGTTGGTGAATCTGGAGATACAGTAGATTTATCGAATGCAACAGTAACTCTTCCAGCAGGGGCAGTAGATTTAGTAAGTGATACTACGCCACAATTAGGTGGTAACTTAGATATTAACTCAAAAGAAATTACAGGAAGTTTAATACCTTCTACTACAGATACTTACGATTTAGGTTCATCATCTAAAGTTTGGGCTAACATATATACTGGAGACTTAAATTTAAATAATGAATCAAAAACAGGTAATGATGTTGATGGCACTAAAGGTTCTTGGACTATTCAAGAAGGATCAGAAGATTTATTCTTAATAAATAGAAAATCAGGTAAAAAATATAAGTTTAAACTAGAGGAGATTTAGAAATGGCTTTTATCTCCAATGGCACTACAATTTTAGATGCTGGTGCATTTCAAGCTAGTCTAGGAAATTTAGTTTTAATATCTGAACAAACCGCATCAGCTTCAGCCTCAATAGAATTTACAAGTGGAATAGATAGCACCTATCCAATATATCGTTTTGAGTTTATAAACTGCCACCCAAGTAATAGTACAGTTCCATTTCAAGTTAATTTTTCTAGTGATGGAGGTTCTAACTACAATGTAACTAAAACTTCTGCTGGTTTTCAAGCCTATCATAGGGAAAATGGTACAAGTCCATTTTTAGGTTATGCTACTTCATTACATACTGCACAATCTACTGGAGAACAAATGATAGCTGGTGGTTCAGTTGTTAATGATAATGATAGTGGAGTAAGTGGTTCTTTAGAATTATTTAATCCATCAAGTACAACATTTGTAAAACATTATATGACTATTGCAAATTCATTTGATACATCTAGTCCACCATACACTGAAGAACAATTTTCTGGTGGATATTGTAACACAACATCAGCAGTAAATGGTGTAAGATTTAAATTTGGTTCTGGAAACATAGATTCTGGCACAATAAAATTATATGGAATAAAGGACAGTTAAAATGGCAGTAGTATCAGGTGGAACAACTTTAATAGACAATGGTGCTTTAGATGCTGGAGTACCAACAGGAAGTTTAATATTACTTTCAACTCAAACAGCAAGTGCAAGTGCATCTATAGAATTTACATCTGGGATAGATTCTACTTATGATGTTTATGTTTTTAAATTAATAAACATACACCCATCAACAAATTCTAATTTTACTTTTAATTTAAGTACAGATGGTGGAAGTAATTACAATGTAACAAAAACAAGCACAAATTTTGGTGCTTATCATACTGAAGGTGATAATGATAATATATTAGCTTATGATACTAACCAAGATTTAGCACAATCAACTGCCTACCAAAATTTAACTATGGGAGGTGCTGCAGGTGCAAATCAAGCTGATAGGTCTTTTTCAGGAACTTTAATTCTTTTTAATCCAAGTAATACCACTTTTGTAAAACATTTTATTTCAAATAGTAATTTTGTTGATAATAGTTCTGTTGCTTACACAGTAAATGCTTATGTAGCTGGGTATGGGAATACTACTAGTGCCATCAATGCAATTGATTTTAAATATGCATCTGGCAACATAGATGATGGCATAATCAAAATGTATGGAGTAAAATAATGGGTTTAATATCTAACGGCACAACAATATTCGACAATGGCTCAATGGCATCTGGCTTTGGTGCAGATTTAAAATTTATCTCAAAAGCTACTGCTAGTGCATCTGCTAGTATAGAGTTCACATCTGGTATTGATAGTACATATAAGGAATATGTTTTTTATTTTGTAAACATACATCCAAGTGTAGATAATCCTAAATTTCAATTTAACTTTTCTACAGATTCTGGTTCTAATTATAATGTTACAAAAACTACTACATTTTTTAGAGCAGTACACTATGAAAGTGATAGTTCTGCTGGTTTGCTTTATTCAACAGGACAAGATTTAGCTCAATCAACTGCTTTTGCAAATATAGTTGATGGTGTTGGTTCAGATGCAGATCAAAATGTTAGTGGATATTTACATTTGTTTAATCCAAGTTCTACTACTTATGTTAAACATTTTATTTCCAATTCTAATACTTGTACTGATGATAATGCTACAAAAAATGTATATACTGCTGGGTATGGGAACACTACATCAGCAATAGATGCTATCAAATTCCAAATGTCTAGTGGAAACATAGATAGTGGAGAAATATTGCTATTCGGAGTAAATTAATTTATAAGGAGAACATTATGCACAAATTAGTAAATGGAATACAAGTACCTCTAACACCAGAGGAAATCGCACAAAGACAAGCTGAAGAAGCTGCTTGGAATGCAGGTGCATTCGATAGAGCTATGGCAGATTTAAGAAGTAAAAGAGATAGACTTCTTGCATCATGCGATTGGGTTATGATGTCAGATTCTCCAATAGCAGATAAAACATCTTGGGAAATTTATAGACAAAGTTTAAGAGATATTACTAACAATTTAACAAATGTTGACGATGTAAATAATGTTACATGGCCAACTAAACCGTAATTATGTCAGAAGTAAAAGTAAATAAAATAAGTCCACGTTCAGGAACTGATGTCACTTTAGGTGATAGTGGTGATACATTTACAGTACCTACTGGAGTAACTTTAGATACTTCTAATAGTACAGTTACATTGCCTGATGGAACAGTTACTAATGCTAAAGTAAATGCTTCAGCAGCTATAGATTATTCTAAATTAAATTTAACTGGAAATATTGCATTAGCAGATTTATCAGCAACAGGAACTAAAGATGCTACAACCTTTTTAAGAGGAGATAATACTTTTGCAGAAGCTGGTGGTGGTAAAGTTTTACAAGTTGCTACTGTTAATTGGGGTGGAGATGTAAATACAAGTAGTGGTAGTTATGTACAAGCAGATTCAGATTTTGAGGTTTCTTTAACACCATCATCAGCAAGTAATAAAATTTTAATTCTTATGAATGGTGGAAATGCTTATGTAGGCGAAAATAGAGAAATGAAAGTTAGAATGCATAGAAAAATTGGTGCTGGTTCATATAGTGGTATGAGTGTAACAGATGTTGATAGTAATACATCACAAGTAGGTTATGTAATGAATGCAATTAGTGCTGCTGGTCAAATGCAATTACCACACAGTTTCAGTTTTTTAGATACTCCTAACACTACAAGTGCAGTTACATATACACCATATTTTAGAAGTGAAACAGCAAATGCAGTTTATTTTAATACAACAGATGGTGGTAACTGGAATGTAAGTTTAACTATTATGGAGATAGAAGCATGATTATAGAAGCAATACTTAAAATAAATCCTAGTGCAATCGTAACTGTAAGAGGAAATGATATTGATACTTGCGAAATAGAATGGCATAAAAATACTACACCTATTTCTAAAGAAGATATTAAAGCTATGATACCAACTGTTGAAGCTGAAATAGAACAAGAAAAGCAAGACGCAATAAATAAAAAAGCATCTGGCAAACAAAAACTTTTAGACTTAGGATTGACAGAATCCGAAGTAAAAGCATTAATAGGAGTATAATATGGCTAGTATACTTAAAGTAGATACAATTCAAGATCAAGATGGTAATAATATTATCAACGAGAGTGCTGGTACTATTACTATTGGTAAATCTGGGGATACCGTACAAGTTGCTTCAGGTGCAGAATTTGTAGGTGGTGGTATTCAATGGCAATCAAGTATTGTTACAGGAACAACTTTATCAGCGGTAGCTGGTAATGGTTATTGGATTGATACAACATCAAATGCTTGTACTGTTACACTTCCAGGATCAGCAAGTGTTGGAGATACAATAGAATTTTCAGATTATGCAAGAAATTGGGCAACAAATAATGTTACAATAAACCCTAACAGTTTAAATTTTCAAGGAAACTCATCTCCTAATCCTGTCTATGATGTTAATGGTCAATCAGTAAGAATAGTTTATTCTGGTGCAACACAAGGTTGGATTCCAAGTGTTGATGATGATGTTACTTTAGAAACTCCACAGACTTATTCAGTAGATTTTTTAGTTATCGCTGGAGGAGGTGGTGGAGGATTTGATAGAGGAGGCGGAGGCGGTGCTGGAGGATATAGAAATTCTTACTCTACAGAAACATCTGGTGGTGGAGGTTCTTCAGAAAGTTCTTTAACTTTTAATGGTGGTACAGTTTATACAATTACAGTAGGTGCTGGTGGTGCTGGTGCAACAGGAAGTCCAGCTAATGGTGTTGCTGGTACAGATTCTTCACTTTCTGGTTCAGATATTACTACAATCACATCAAATGGTGGTGGAGGTGGTGGTAATGGAAATGGCCCTATTACTAGTGGAGATTCAGGTGGTTCTGGTGGAGGTGGTAGTGCTACTACTACTGGTGGAGGTCAGCCTGGAACTGCTAATCAAGGTTATGCTGGAGGAAATGGAAATTCTCCAGCTTTAGAAGCTGGAGGTGGTGGTGGTGCTGGAGAAGCTGGCAATACAGATGGACAAGCATATGGTGGAGATGGTTTATCATCTTCAATAACAGGTTCTGCTGTTACAAGAGGTGGTGGAGGAGGTGGAAATATAGAAAGTCCAACTCAACCTCCAGGAGGAGATGGTGGTGGAGGAGATGGTGGTACTACAGGAGGTGTTTTACCAGGAAACGGAACTGCTAATACAGGTGGTGGTGGTGGTGGAGGTCAATCAAGCTCTCCTGGTACTGGTGGAGATGGAGGAAGTGGAGTTGTAATTTTGAGAATGCCAACTGCAAGTTATTCTGGTACTACAACAGGAAGTCCAACAGTAGGAACATCTGGTTCAGATACAATATTAACATTTACAGGAAGTGGAACTTATACAGGATAATTTATGGCACATTTTGCAAAATTAGGAGTAGGAAATATAATTCAAAGAGTTGAAGTAGTATCAAATGATATTGCAACAACCGAACAAGCTGGTGTTGAATTTTTACAAAACCTATATAAAGATAGAGCAGTTTGGAAACAAACATCTTATAATACACATGGTGGTATTCATAAATTAGATGGTACACCATTTAGAAAAAATTATGCTGGAATTGGTTATACTTATGACCAAACTAGAGATGCTTTTATTCCACCAAAAACTTATAATAGTTGGATATTAAATGAAACAACTTGTCTTTGGGAAGCACCAGTTGCTTATCCTACAGATGGTCAAAGATATAATTGGAATGAAACTAATCAATCTTGGGATTTAATAGAATAAAATTAAATTAGTGGTGTGAAAAAATTTAATAATCCATCTTGGTCTTTTAAGTTAGATAAAGTTTGTACCTATGCTTATTGGGAAAAAGCATTTACTCCTGAAGAATGTAAAAAAATAATTAAAATTGGAAAAGATAAAGGTTTAATTAAAGGAAAAACTAAAGGTAAAACAGATGCTAGATTAAGTCAAATAACTTGGTTAAATCCTAATGATAATTTAGATTGGGTGTATAGAAGAATTACAGATATAGTTTTAAATCTTAATGATAGATTTTTTCAATTTGATCTTCATGGTTTAAATGAGGGATTACAATTTACAAACTATAAAGCACCATCTGATAAATATGAAAAACACATTGATAGAGCATTAAATATGGTAATAAGAAAATTATCATTATCAATTCAACTTACTAATTCTAAAGAATATGAGGGTGGAGAATTAATCTTATATGAAGATGAAAAAGGTACAGAAATGAAAAAAGAACAAGGAACATTAGTTTTATTTCCATCTTATATGTTGCATGAGGTAAAACCTGTAACAAAAGGAGAAAGAAATTCTTTGGTTGCTTGGGTAACTGGAAAACAGTTTAAATAACAAAGTTGATACTTTAATTTTATATGGCAAAAGTAAATTTTTTACACTTTGTACCAAGACCAAAACCTAGAAAAAGACCAGGGGTTCATAAGAAAAAATTAAATAAATCACAAAAAAGAAGTTATAAAAAATATAATAGACAAGGAAGATAATTATGGCAACTACACCAGATGATACTCAATTACAAAAAGGTGCAATAGCTCCTGCTCAAGCTGAGCAAACAGGAAGTCAAAAAGCTGTTACCTTAATTGAAAATATAGTAGCACAGCCAACGCTTCCTACAGGCACAACTGTATCACCTCAATTACAACAGTTAGGTACTGGGGAGTTAATGGCTACGCCAGGTGTTCAAGCACCTGTGACTGCTGCTGCTCCAACTGCTGTTACAGCTCCAACTATAACAGCTGCTACGGCTCCAACTGCTACAACTACAACTGCACCAACTGCACAAGCTGCAGCACAAATGACTGCTGCTCAAGTAGCAGGGGTTACTCCTACAGCTACTGCTGCACAAGGTACTTTAACTGCACCTGCACAAGCTGCTACAGGTGCTATTACTGCTGATGCTACAGTTAAGGGCCAACTACAATCTTTACAACAAGAAGTAAGTACAGCTATCCAATCGGGTAATCCTTTACCTGTATGGGCTAGAGGTGCTGCTAAAGCTACTGAAGCTGCCATGAATAGAAGAGGCATGAGTGCTAGTTCTATGGCTGCTGAGGCATTAGCTGAAGGTATTATGAATGCAGCTGTACCTATTGCTGCTCAAGATGCTGCTACGTATAAGGATATGATATTCCAAAACTTAGCAAACAATCAACAAGCTAATATAGTTAATGCACAATCATATTTACAAATGGATATGGCTAACTTGTCTAATAGACAACAAACAAGTTTAGCTAATCTAAATGCAAGACAAACATTTTTATTATCTGACCAAGCTGCACAGAATGCTGCATTACAATTTAATGCACAAAGTCAGAATCAAGTTAATCAATTTTATGACAATATGTCAGCACAAATGGCAGAACAAAATGCTGTTAGAGCTGATGCTATGAATCAATATGCAACTAGTGAAGCTAATAAAATAGCTGCACTTAATGCACAAAATCAAGTTGCTGTTGATGAAGCTAATGCTGCTAGAGAAGCTGCTATTAATCAGTTTAATGCAACATTAGAAAGTCAAAGACAACAATTTAATGTAAACAATCAAAGAGAAATAGATCAATCAAATGTAGTTTGGAGAAGAGCAATCAATACAGCAAACACTGCTGCTACGAATGCTGCTAACCAAGCGAATGCTCAGAACTTATTAAACTTATCTAACTGGGCTTTATCTGCTGCATGGCAACAATGGAGAGATGAAGCATCATGGGTAAATACTGCATCTGAAAATGAAGCTAATAGAAATCATAATTTAGCTATGGCTGCTTTAGAAAGATCTACTGCTATAGACTTACAAGATCAATCATCTAAAGATGCAATGTATCAAATGATCGGTAAGTTTGGATTTGATCTATTAACTAGTCCATAGGAGGATAAATGAGTATTGGAAATATATTTAAAGGTGCTGTATCAAAAGCTGCTGGATGGGTTGGTGGAGCCATTGGTGGTGCTATAGGTGGGCCTACAGGTGCAGCTATAGGTAAAGGTATTGGAGAAAAAGTAGGTGGTTTATTTACTAAATTACCAGGTGCATCTGAACAACCATGGTCACCCATAGATACTTCAGTAAGTATGCCAAGCTATGGTGGAAGAATGACTTCATATAAAGCAGGTGCTGCTCAAGCCCCAGATGTTAGAATGAAAACTGTAGATGCAGAAACATTAAATGCAGAATGGGAATACAGACTTACTAAAGGTTTAAGAAACAGAAATTTATTTACATAGGAGAATCATGGATCAATTTAAAGAAGCAGATAACAATCCTTTTGATGCCCCAGTACCTGGCCAAGGGCTAACTGATAAACCAGGGAATTACCCATGGGAACATCCACCACAATATACAGATACATCAGAGGCTGCTGATTATGTTTGGGATAAACTAACTCAACCACAATTTGCAGAACAAGTTATTGCTATGCTTGATGCAGGTATACCTGTAGAAGCTATTGGTCGTATTATTATTTTTACAGGATTTGCAGAAGGTAAATGGACACCCGATGTAGCATTTATTATTACTGAACCTGTAATGAAAATGATTGCTGCTGTAGGAATCCATGGTGGTGTTAAAAAAATTAGAATGTCTATGCAAGATTTAACTAATAAAAAATCTTTACAATCTATTATACAAATTAAAGAAAATAGAAAACAATTTGAAACAATAGCTAAAGGTATTGCTAAAGATATTACAGCTGAACCTAAAATGACAGGTTTAATGGCACAACCAGAACAAGCAGAGGAGATTGAGTAATGGCTATAGATTTTGGAAGAATGGCAAGAGGTGTTGCTACTGGATATTTAAGTGCAAAGATAGCAAACACAGAAGCTAATGACAGATTAAAAGAAGATATTGTAAAACAAGCTGGTAGTAATTTTTATACAAATACTTTACCAGAATTTCAAAAGAATGAAACAAAAAGACAAGATACATATAATAAAGTAAAAGCAAGATATGGTGCTGATATAGCAAACTATATGGATCAAAATAACTTTACTGATTATGATGAAGTTGTTTCTGTATTATCAGAAGGTGATAGTTTTAATGAAGCTAAATTAAAAGCATACTTAGAAGCTACACAAGCAGGTACCTATGGTGAAAGAGCAGAAAAAAGATTTAAGACTATGGAAGACCAACAAAACTTTATTATGAATAATATGACTAAGAATGGTTTTGGTTCTAACACTCTTAAGAATCAATTAGGTTTAGGTATGCCACAAGAAAAAGCTATGATGGCTGAGGCACCTAAAGTAGAAGGTGAAATGCCTGCAGCTGCTGCACCTACTGAAGATACTACTACAACTAAACTTCCTAGCTTTGAAGACATATTTGGAGTTGAAGAAGGTGTAGATAGAACGTATACTAGTTTAGGTAGAGAAGATCAAATGTCTTTAAGAACTAGAGCACTAGCAGAATTTAATGGTATATACAAAGATGAATTAACAGGGGATACTAAAATTGAACCTGCAGTTCAAGAGGCATATAAAAATCTACCAGAAACACAACAAAAAAGTATAACTATAGAACAGTTTGCATTTGATAACTTTTTTAAAAATAGATTCCTACCAAGCTCTGGATACACATACACAAAAACCCTACCTTCAGATATTGTAGAAGCAAAAGCATTAATTAATCAATATAGATCTATTGGTGATGAAGATACTGTAAAGATAATTAAACAAAGATTAATTAACGCTGGCTACGATATTCGAGATTATAATCTTTAATACTTAATTACATGGCTGGATTGTTTGATGATATAAAGGCTAAAGGCCCTAAGCTACCTGATAATATTGAAATTAATCAGGGAATGTTTAGTGACCTATTGCCTAAAAATCAACAACAAAAATTTAAATTAACTACACAAGGTAATCCTGGTGAAAAAATAGATTTTTCTGATATAGATAAACCAGGAATGTTTGATGATTTAAAACCAAATGTACAAAAAGAAGATATTGATGATGATCAAGATCTTTGGGAAAAAGTAAAGTTTGCTACTAAATTAGGTTTTACAGATACTTATAGAGGTGTAAAACAAATAGCTGGAATTGATGCTGAGCAAATGAAAGCAGATCAAAAGAAGCTATATGAATATATGCAAGACCCAGATGGTAGTACTAACTATATGGTTGCTGCTGCATATTTTGGTAGTGCATTATTAGATCCTGCAGGATGGTTAATACCTGTAACAAAAGCTAGAACATTATATAAAGCTGCTAAGTATGGTTTTGTATCTTCTGGTATTGCAGGTGGATTAGGTTATGTAGATGAAGAATCTTTATTAGATACTAGAGCAAAACAAGCTGCAGCTAGTGCTATTGGTGGTACTATTGTATCTCCTATCATAGCAGGTGTTGGTAAAAAAATAAAAGGTGAAAAAGTATTTACTAGAGAATCCTTAGGTATTCCTGGTTTAGATGCACCTAGTATTAAATCACAAGCAGATGCACAATATCAAAAAGTTAAATTAACTAATGAAGCAGGTAAAAAAGATAGAGATGCTTTTGCTAGAAAAAAAATTACAGATGTAAAAATAGAAGATTTAGAAGATTTACCTCAAGATAAAAGTAAATTATTAAGAGGCCCTAGATTATTTTTTAGAGAAAATATATTAAAACCATATGAGCAAAAGTTTGGTAAACCTGCATTAAATTATATTACTAATGGTGAATATGGTGCAGAAGCAGGGGGTGCATTAACAGGTGGTGTAACAGGTTATGCATTTACAGATGAGGAAGCACCTATTGGAACTAAATTAGGAGTTGCATTTACTAGTGCTGTTGCAGGTGCTGTAGGTTTAGGCGGTATTAAAAGAATTAAAGTACAAAGAACTTTTGGTAAAGAAGAAGAAGCAATTGAAGTTACTGAAAGTATTGGTGATATTTTAGGTAGAAACTTTATTGATGGTTATAAATTACCTAAAGATTTTAAAAAATTAAAAGGTGAAGCACAAGGTTTTGCTAATCATATTGGCATGAGATTTTCTTTTCTTGCTAATAAAATTAAATTACAATTACAGCCAGATGAACAAAAGATATTATTTAATATGCTTGAAGGTGATATTAAGTATGGTCTTAAGCCAGGCACGTTAAATAAATTAAATAAAGAATCTAGAGACTTAATTACAGAAATTGCACAAGAGTACGTGGATATGGGATTAATATCCCCACAGACATTCCAAAGAAATAAAAATATATATTTAAAAAGATCATATAAAGGTAAGTTAGAAGATAGACCATTTGGAGAAGAACTAAGAAACAGAGGTGCTACACTTACAGTAAGTAAAGAAGAATACAATAAAATATATAAAAATCAAAAAGCATATACAACTACTTCATTAGATGCAGATAAAAAGACTGGTTTATTTAGACAAGTAGAAGGTAAAAAGAAATTAATTAAAGGTCATAGAGGTTGGGAATTATTAGGCACATCACAAAAAGAATTTAAAAAATTAAAAAAGACAGATGATGTACAAATAAGATGGGAGTATACTAAACCACAAAGAGTAGGCTTAGGTGAAATAGAAGATGCATCATTTGCTATAGCTGAAACAGGTAGAGGTTTTGCAGAAACTATAAGTCAATATAGATTTTATCAAAACATAGCTAAACAAGATTATGTTTATGACGGTATAAGAAATATACCTGCTGCTGAAAGAATTAATTACAGAAAAATGCCAACAACTGTTATCAGTAAAACTGATAGCAAACAAAGATATGGTGCATTAGCAGGTAAATATGTACCAGAAGAAGTATACAAAAATTTAGTTGCTGCTAATAGATATGTAAGAGCAGAGTCTAATACTTTTTATAAAGGTTATAGAAATTTAAATTCATATTGGAAGCTATCTAAAACTGCTTGGAATCCAACAGTTCATGTAAACAATGTTATGAGTAACTTTGTGTTACATGATTTAATTGATGCAGATTTTAAATATCTAAAACCTGCTTGGACTGCTTTAACTACACATGGAAAAGCAATTACTAAAAATGGTAAAGCTACTATTCAAAAATCTAAATTAGTAGAAGCTGCTACTAAGTATGGTGTATTTGATGCTGGATTTGTAAATCAAGAATTAAAAAATATTAAAGTAGGATCTTCATTTCCTTATAATTTTACAGATGATTTAGATCCATTTAATAATTCTGTTAATGCTGCTAGAGGTATTTTTGATGATGTTAAAAATAAAAACATACTAACAAGTCTTACAAACTTCTATCAGTTTGAAGATGCAGTATTTAGATTATCAGTATTTCAAGATAGAATTGCTAAAGGATTTAGTTATGCAGATGCTGCATTAGATGCTAGAAGAGCATTTATTGATTACAATATTGATGCTCCTGCTATTAACTGGATGAGAAATACAGTAACTCCATTCTTAGCATACACATATAGAATTATACCTATACTTGCAGAAACTGCAATAGTAAGACCATGGAAGTATGCAAAATATGCAGGGCTTGGTTATGGTTTAAATAAGATGGGTGATCTTGTTAGTGGTGGTGATGAAGAAGCTGAGAGAGCAGTTATGCCAGAAAGAAAACAAGGTAGCTTTTTTGGTATGCCATTCTTACCATATAGAAATATTAAATTACCTATGCCACAAATAGGTGATGAGCAAAAATCTTATTATGCAGACTTAACAAGATTTGTACCAGGTGGTGATGTATTAGATTTAGGTTCACCAGGGATCCCTGGATTACCTGCACCATTTCAACCATCATTTGGTTTAGGTGGTGAAATACTATTTCCTATGTTAGGTTATGATTTATTTAGAGCAGAAAAAATAAAAGGTCAAACAGGTATGTTTAAAGAAGATTTACCTATAAGACTTAATACAGTATTAGATAAACTAACTCCTAACATACCATTCTTACCTGGATCATACTCTAGTGAAAAATTAGAAAGAACTAGAAAAGGATTAGATTCACCATTCACTGCTGATCAAAGTGAGTTAGTATCTTTAATGCAAACTCTTGGATTTAAAATTGAAAGAGCAGAATTAAATAAATTAAAAGCTGGTAAAGTTTATGAATTAAAAAGAAAATTAAAAGGTTTTGAAGAACAAATAAATAAATATAGAAATGATTATAGAAAAGGATTAATTAATAGAGAAACAGCTAAAAAAGAAATAGATGTTGTTGCTAAAAAAATGAGAGAACTTTCAAAAAAATATGGGGTGTACTTTGAAAAAGCTACATACTCACAACCAAAAGAACCATTCGAAGAGATTAAAGGTCTATTCGAAAGAAAGAATTAATCTATGACTAAGAAGCCTAGAACAACCAGTGAACACTTAATATCACTTTATGGTTATATTACAGGCTTAAAAAAAGAAGTCAACACTATAAAGAATAATCATTTAAAACATATGCATGAAGACATTGATAAAATACATGGTAAAGTTGATAAACTGTTATATCTAATTATGGCAGGAATGGGTGCAGTTTTATTAACTCTATTAACATATTTTATTAAATGAAATTTTTATTAATAATTACAATGTGCTCTAGCATATATAAAAATTGTATGCCGCCAGTACAGGTTGATGAGATATTTAATAATCACTATGAATGTGCTCATGAAGGTTATACACTTAGTGCTGACATAATAAAAAACTTAGGAAAAGAAAGAGTAAATGCAGACAGAATCTATCTTAGTTTTGCATGCAAACCAATGGAAAGATCATAATATGGAGAGTGCCTATGTTAAGATTTATAAAAAAACTATGGAAAAGATACGTAGATTGGCTATTTGATTCTTATGGAGATTAGAAAAGATACAGATACAATAGTTATTCATTGCACACAAACTCCAGATACTATGGATATTGGTGCAGATGAAATAAAAAAATGGCATAAGAATAGAGGCTTTGATACAATAGGCTATCACTTTGTGATACGAAGGGATGGTCATGTTGATAAAGGTCGTGATATTAATTATGTTGGGGCCCATGCAGTAGCAGTTAATGGTACATCAATAGGTGTGGCATTAGTCGGAGGTGGTACTAAAGATATGGGCTGGGAAAATAATTTTACTGAAAGACAATTTGAATCTTTAAAAGAATTATTAGAAAAACTAATGTCAGATTATAGAGTAAAAAAAGTAATAGGTCACTATCAAGTTGATGACAAAAAAGAATGTCCATCATTTGATGTGCCAAAATGGTTAAAGGAAAACAATGTGGTTTAATTTATTAGGAATGGCTTTCAAAGCAGGTAGCCATATATATCAAAATAGACAGAAAACTAAAATGCTAATGTCTGATGCACAAATGAGGCATGCAGAGAAGATGGCAAATGGAGAGGCAGAGTATCAAGGTAAGCTACTTGAGTCTAGAAATTCAGACTGGAAAGATGAGTTTATTTTATTATTACTCTCGGCTCCCATAGTACTCCTTGCGTGGGCAGTATTTTCAGATGATCCAGCAGCTATGGAAAAGATGCAATTGTTCTTTGAGTATTTTTCTCAGTTACCTTTTTGGTATCAAACAATTTTTGTAGGTGTCATAGCTAGTGTTTATGGTCTTAAAGCAACAGATTTAATTAAAAGAAAATAATGATAGATAAAGTACTATATAAATTTTTTGAATATATAGATTTATTTTTTGAAAAGATAGAAAGTTTTTTTAAGAGAAAAAAGAAATGATTGAATTAGATTTAACATGTAAAACTTGCCACCATAATTGTCATGCTGATGGTGAACTCCATGCAGATGAGTATGGTATATGCACATGTGATGAATGTACATGTGAAAAATGTGAGCATGATAAAGAATGAAAATAAATGAAAGTACTAATATAGGGTTACCCTTACGTAACCTTTTGGGCCTAATAACTGCAATAGTTGTTGGTGCATGGTTTGCCTTTGGGGTTATTGAAAGACTGAATCAATTAGAAACGGCTAACAAATTATTTGAACAAGATTTACTAGAGGCATCTGCTCAAAAACCAATCGACCAAGAACAGTTTATGTTATTAGAACATATTGCAGAAGGGTTAGAGAAATTAACGATAAGAGTTGATGGTATGATGAACAATAGAGTTAATATTGAAAGATTACAAACAGATGTAGAAAGACTACGAATAGATGTAGAGAAACTAAAAGATAGCGTTAGAGCTAATATAGGTAAATTAAATGGGGATCATTAATGGTACAAACAGTTATTGCACTTTGTTTATTTATAAATGGCCAGTTAGTTGAACATCGTATTCAACCAGATATATCTACGTGTTTAAAGATGAAGAGAGAGGCATCTAGAAACATAGAAATGAACAATAAAAGATTTATGTGTGGCGAAGTAGAGGCAGAACTTGAAAAAAATATTGATGGAAGTATTAGTATAAACAAAATTATAAGTGAAAAATAAATGTATTTAAATGCTAACATACCTATAATAGAATGCTATGTTAGAGGTAATTACTTAAGAGACCAGAAAGATTCACACGATAAATACTTTGGTTGTGCTATATTTGGTTTTAGTTCTATACCAAATCAAGTACCTTTATTTCATTACATGATGGAAGATGGTGGGTTATGGTGGAGATCCCCTATATCAGCATTTTGTAAGGAGCCTGGTGTAAAAGAATTACCCCTAAATGAATTAGTAATGTGGGATAGCTTTAGCTACAATGTAGCTGTTACAACTTTCTATGAATTAGCAGGTTGTAAAATGCAATACATATCAAGACGTAAAGTAAAAAGAAAAGGTACTTACTTATTTACTATTGATTGGTGTGGTGGAGATTATAACGAATTAAATTTTGGTTATTCAGAAAAACCAGATCAACATAAATGTGGTCATGTACTTGAGTTAGAAGATGGTAATTATGCTATTCAACCTAACAATAGATTAAGAGTATTTGATGCATCTATGGGCACTGACCCTAATGAAAAACCTGTTATTAATAGATTAGTTAGTAGCAGAAGATGGTCAGTTGAGACTAGTTCTAAATGGATAACTGATGAGCATGAGGAAGGCAGCTACGATTATCATTTTAAGGAGTTAAAAGATGAGTAATAAAAGTACAGTAAATAAAGCAGGTAATTATACTAAACCTGGATTAAGAAAAACTATATTTAATAGAATAAAATCACAGGCATCACATGGTACAGGTGCAGGCCAATGGTCTGCTAGAAAAGCACAAGCATTAGCTAAAGCATATAAGAAGGCAGGTGGGGGATATAGATCTTAATGAGTATAACCCACTATCCAATGCTAATTACTACCTCTAGTGGTAGTGAATCTGGAATACCTTTTTATCTAGAGGTGCAACAAGGTAAAGTTCCTGGTTACTCTATGATTAATAAATTTGGATATAATCCTAGTATCGGTTCAGGTTCTTTTGAAACTATTTGGGAAACAGGAAACAACTATCCTTGGCAATCTTCGGCAGTTACTGTTGATGTAGTAAGTGATGATACTAATGACGATGTAGCTGGAACAGGTGCTAGAACTTTAAGAATACAAGGTTTGGATGGTTCTTATAATTTGGCTGAAGAGACAGTTGATATGGATGGAACAACTACGGTTACAACTACACAAACTTTTTTAAGAGTATTTAGAATGTCTGTAGAAACAGCAGGTTCATCTGGAAATAATGAAGGAACAATTACTGTAACCTATACAGGTGGTTCGGATGTAGCAGCAACTATATCGGAAGGAAACGGTCAAACACTTATGACACTATATACCATACCTGCAGGTTATACTGGTTATTTATTATCTATAAATATATCATCAGGTAAAGATCAAGAAATGGAATTTAAATTTATACAAAGAGATAATAGTGTTGCTAACGCAGCGTTTCAAACAAAACAATTTTTAGATGTCAGAGGTGGTCAAACAACAGTTATCTTTAATGCAATCAATGTAATACCTCAAAAGTCAGATATCTATGTTTCTGGAAAGGCAAGTTCTAACTCTTCTGCTTCTGCTTCATTTGATTTATTATTAGTACAGGATGGATATTAACATGATAATAACTAAAAAAAGAACAGTCGGTTTAGATTTAACCACAAGCAATCAAGATATTTATACTGTACCTGCCAACTATAAATCTAATATTAAAAGTATTTTTATTAGTAATACATCTGGCAATACAGTTACATTCAGTTTAGATTGGTATGATAGTGCAAACACTACATATCATACTATAGCAGAGGCAACCACATTAAAACCTAATGGTCTTATTCAAATAACAGAAGGATTCTGGTTATTAAAATCAGATAAGATAAGAGGACTAGCTAGTGCAAACACTTCAGTCCATATCAGTATAAATGTTGCAGAAGAATATGTACCAAAGCAATTTAGCTAGGAGATAATATGGCACTAACACAAGAACAAAAATCACTCAAGGCATGGGGCAAACAAAAGTGGAGAACAAAGTCTGGTAAACCTTCATCACAAACAGGTGAAAGATATTTACCATCTAAAGCAATTAAGGCTCTCTCCCCACAGGAATATGCAGCAACGACAGCTGCTAAAAGAAAAGGCAAATCAGCAGGACAACAATTTGTTAAACAACCAAAAAACATAGCTAGTAAAGTTAGAAAATATAGGAGTGTATAATGGCTTACAAAAGTAAAGTTAAAAAAAATAACAAAACATTAACTGCTAATCAACTAAAGATTGCATCAGTCGCTGGTGACCCTAAGAAAATTGAAAAAGCAGATTTTAAAAAATTAAAACAAAATAATAAGAAGGTATAATAATGGCACTAACAGAGTCAGAAAAGAAAAAACTAGATAGATATAATCTTGATGGTTTAAATAAACCTAAAAGAACCCCAGGACACCCAACTAAAAAAGGTATTGTTGCTGTTAGAGAAGGTGATGGGGATATTAAAATTATTAGATTCGGTGACCAGAAGATGGGTCATAACTATAGTGATGAGGCTAGAAAAAGTTTCAAAGCTAGACATGCTAAGAACATATCTAAAGGAAAAGAAAGTGCTGCCTATTGGGCAGATAAGATGTTCTGGGCAGGCCCAGGTGGATCTAAAAAGTCACCACCTAAATCACAGAAACATACTAAAGGTACATAATAACCTATGCCCGCACCAGTCGCACTTGCAGCTATTCCAATAATAACAGCAGCAGGTAGGTTTGCTGCACCTTACCTAGCCAAAGAGTTAGGTAAGTTGGGCATGAATAAGTTTGTTTCAACTTATGGCAAAGGTGCATTTAATACTTTAGAAAGTTTAAACAAAAATACTACTATGGTTAAACCAGAGGCTATGCCAATGGTTAATCCTAATTATATGTCTAGTGGTAGTGATGATGATGACACTAATGTACCGATGGTACAAGATCAGCAGAAGTCTAACCAACCACAACAAGAACCTCCAGAAGATAAAGGGCCAAACCTTGGTACCGAAGTAGCTACCGAAGCTGCATTACAAATCTCAAAAAACTTATCCAAGCAAGAAGATATTAAATCTCAAACACAAAAAGCATTAGAACCCAAAGTAGAATTTGGCACACTGACAGAAACAGAAAAGCAAACAGCACAGGCACTTATGGGTGATAAACCAGAGTTCTATTCTCGTGCTGTAGACGCTATTAAAAATGCTAAACAAAATAAATTTACTAAAGGTAAATGGAAAAGTATTGTACAGAGTAATTCTACTAAAGAAGAAATGGATTACCTTGGTTTATCAGATTATTTACAAGGTAATGAATCTATAACTAAACAAGACTTATTAGATTTTGTAGAGCAAAAAAATATTGCAGATAAACTAAGTGTAGTTGAAGTACCTTTAGAAGATCAATATGATTTTACAGCTTTTTCAATTGGAGGTGCAGGGGGTAAAAGGGCCCGTGCTAGTGAAAGTACTAGAGAAGTACTAGGTGCAGGTGATGTTAAACTTCCTACTATGGAAGGATATAAATCTTCTGTAGAACAATATGTTTTTCAAGTAGATGGGCCTAAACAATGGTCAGCTGATTCTGCACACTTTTCTGAAAAATATGCAAGGAATGCTATAGCCCATGCTAGAGCACAAACAGGATACTTTAATGCTGATGCTGTAGAAAAAAGATTAGATGAAAAAGAAGCCGAAGGGACAGCATTAAGTAATGAAGATAAAATTTTAAAAAACGCATCTAGGCAACTAGAAGATACTTTTATCGTAGATGAGATACAATCTGATGCTATACAAGATATACAAAAATATGGTACAAAAGACGATTTTGTTATAATAAAAGGTAAAGATATTACTCAAGATTTTTTACAAAAAAATTATCCTAATTATGCTGTTAGGTCTACACCAGTAAGTATACTTGAGGGTAAATCTAATCAAGAACTTAAAGATGAAGGTTTAATAGCTGCTAGAGATAATAATAACGTTTTGTATTCTGTAGATCCAGATAGAGATATAACAAGTGAACGTGGTGTGCCTGAAGTTAGATTAATGGATAATAACTTTTATGTATTTGATAAAAACACTTTAGTTACTAAAGGTTCTTATAAAACAAAAGAACAAGCACAGAAACAGGTAGATCTGAGAGGTTACGAAGCATTACCAGTAACTGAATCTAAAAAGTATGTAGAGTTAATACTAAATGCTATGATAAAAAAAGCAGTGGAAAAAGATTTAGATAGTATAGGTATAACTAATGGTCAAATACAATTTGATAGATATGAAGGTCAGCCTATGGAAGATAAGGAAGGTTTGAAAAAATTTTATGATGAAATTGTATATAAACAATTAGAAAAAATTGCAGATAAATATAATGTAAAACTAGAAACAGTTGAACTTCCTGGTAAAGGTGAATTAAAAGAATTTGATGATGTTGGTTTAAATGAACCTACAGAAGAATCAGATGCAAGAAGTATAACTCGTAGAACTACAAGAGCATTAAGAGATGGATTTGTATTACGTGAAGTATCTGGTAATTTATTAGCTAATACAATAAATGATTTAGTTACAGGTAGATTTGAGGATCCAGAAAGAGCAGATAATCCTGCAGTAACACTTCCCGATTATACCACTATATTTACTGAAACAGGTAGAGCATCTGGAGAAAGTATAATAGATAATTTAATTGCGGATAATCCAGATATTGATAATGATAAAAAATATTATATGTGGGTAGTGCCTAATACACCAATAGACAATGCATTACAATCACAACCAAACTATTCTTCTTTATCGGGAGTATGGGATATTGCTGATATTAATTTACAAATGCCAATATCATCAGTAATGCCTAGTGGTGGTACTGATATAAATAATTACAACTCTTATATATTAGAATACTTTGATAAGATGAGAGAAAAAAGTTCTGACATAGGTTATAAACATGAAATTATAAAAATGAAATTACCTAAAAAATTACAGAAAGATATATTAAGCAAGCCTATCAAACTAAGTAAAGCTAAACAGCAAACAGATAGATTATTTGCATAAAAAAAGGGGAGCCATAAAGACTCCCCCACAGCAAGGCAACACGACTCGGAACCTAAGTTATCTTGGGTTCCTTTTTTTTTGGGCCTTGCGATACAGTGATCTATCACCCCATCGCTTAGTCCAAAACCAGCTACTTAATTTAACAGCATAACCTTCTAGTTTATCCATAACACAGTTATGCCAAAAGTAATATCTAAATTTTTTGTATAATCTGTTTAACATCTTCTTGTAGTTTTTTACCAATAGTGTTAGCATGATTAATTATTGATGCACAAAGATTAGCATGAAACGGATAGCCTTTAAGTGCCTCTCTAATTTTAGTAACAGGCTTTCCACCATAGTCTATAACAACAGCATTGTTTTTATTTAAACCAATCTTCAATTCAAATAATATACCAGTATACTTTGATATATCGTCTGGCTCTTTTATCTTATCCTTTTCTTCTTTCATTTTTTTCCTCGCTTGCTTTTATAAAATCTGCACCAATTCTTGGATCTAGTGGACTCAAGGCTGATAACACATTCATTAGTTTAACTACTTCACCATATGGTCTAGTCATTAAGTATCTCATAATATCCATTAACTGTTCAGATGTTATAAGATAAGTCTTAGGACTAGGTTTGTTTGTTTCTTTACTCATATTCCCTCCCTATTTATCAGTAAAATATTTATTGAGGGTATCTAAGTTTTCTTCTGCACTAGATATTTTAGTTATTAATTTATCTAATTCATTTATAAATTGTGGGTGCTCCCCAATACCCACAGATGCATTAAAGTATACCAATGCACTTGCATAAGCATCAGCTATTTCGGCTTCATACCTCTTTCTTAATGCATCTATAAGTAATAGTTTAGTATCCATTAGTAACCTCTATATTCATAGTAAGTTTTTTCAATAAACTCTTCATCACTAAGATAAGGATTATGATTCATCTTTAATCCTTGTAGTTCTTTAAGTTCATTAACTGTTTGAGATAATGTTTTATTTTGTTGTAAGCATCCACATACTAAATCAACAACTTCAATATGTGCTTGTTTCATTGCAGACATTATTTAACCTCCTGTATTAGTCTATTAAGATACCAGTTAGCCTTTTCTAAATCTTGTAAAGGCTCACCTTTAAATTTATATCTAGCAACATACTTTAATACATTACCTTTTAAATAACCATGATACTCATCATCTGTCATACAATCTCGGATAACATCAATAGTTTCTTTCTTACCTTGCTTGTAATGATTAGGTGAATTTACATTATCATGTGTATCAGCAATGGTATTAATATCATTGCTAAGAACATAAGTATTACCATTATACTTTATTTCTTTTTTAACGTTTGCCATATTCTCTCCTAATAGTTTTAATATCTATAGCCTCTAGATTATAGTCACCATCTTTTACTTCTCTCTTAACTATCACACCTCTCCACCACATGTGTTGAGTATCTCTAGCAAAGTGTTCAGAATGATTTAAATAACATCCTGCAGATAGCCCATGAATCTTTTTACCACTTGGTAAAGTAGATACAGCATAATCTAATAAATGACTATGACCTACTGTAGCAGAAACTTTATGTTTTGTCAAGAGTGTTCTACCAATATTTTCACCAGATATAGCTGAACCCATAATACCCGATGGGAAATGATGTGCATAATATATACCATCTACAACTTTAAATTGTTTGTATGGTATTTCTTGCCAACCATATTTTTTAAATTGCAGATCAGATATTTTCATAGTACCTTCTAACTCTGGATTCTCTTCTACAAATCTATCTATTCTATCTTCATGATTCCCATGCAACATAATCTTTCTAGGTTTATGTTTGCCTAGACCTTTATTAAATAAAGATAAAGCATGATGTGAATGATCCATATCTTGTTGGTATCTTCTTCCTTCAAAAGATTTCTTACCTCTATCATATGTTGATAGAGAATCCATACTACAAAAGTCACCCATACATATTACATGGGTAGCTTTTATATCTGCGGCTAGTCTACCTGCCCACAGAAATCTATCATTGCTTACTTTAGGTGTGCAATGAGGGTCACCTATAACTAAGTGCGTTGCCATTAGTTTAACTCCTTTTCACGTTTTTGTTTTAAGTATTCAATAAAGTCAATCACATTATCTTCTTCATCAAACTCTGCAACAGAATTGATTGTAAGATTTTCTTTATTGGGGTCTCGTTTATCATCAGCAAAACCTTTGAGCCCATAAACAAAAATAGTTTGGGGGTCTTGAGTTGCTGCCTTTATCATGCCTCTAGCTATTGTAGAGCATAATTCATATTGTTCTGTGGTCATCTTTGCTTTGCTTTCCATTACAATACCACAAGTAAATCCTCTTTCCCAAGGCGTAATTAATACCTTGATTGCATTATTAAAATCTTCTTTTTTAGTTTTCTTTGCCATGTTTATACCAATACCTGTCTACGTTTTCTTTATTATATTCTACTACTTTATGTTCGTAGCCTCTCTTCATACTCTTTTTACCAAAGAGTTCTGCTTTATCTTCAGCATCAAATAAAACATTTGTAAATATTTTATAGTCTTCATCTTTCTTTTTTTTATATAAAACAAAGTATAAATGCATATATACTAGTGGGGAGCAGACCCCTCAAACTACTCCCCACTATCTCCCTGTGAATCTTCCTGTTTAGGATTATTCACTTGGGTATACCATACCCACTTAGGATTCTTTCCCTTAGATTGTTGTTGTGGTAAATGTTTTAAATTGTTACCCCAACAAGGTACCTTGTATGGACAGAAAGAACATACTCTATCCAAAACTCTATTGCCTGTAGGTTTACCTCTAAATGTTTCTTCTACATCATCAAAGCATTTTTTAAAAGGTACTTTATCTTTTAATGCTTTGTAGTTATCAGTAGCTTGTTTAATAAATCTATCTCTGTATTCATCTTGAATCTGTGGCGTTTCACATACTGCCCACTCTCCTGTAGATTTATTAATAGCTATCCAACCACCAAAAGGTTTCTTCTCGCTTTCAGCGTAGAGGAAACCCTGTGAGGCATAACCAAAGGAATCATTATCAACTACTTCACTAAACCCTCCCTTCTCTCCGAACTTGTGCTCAAAGGAATATGGAGATGCACTTTTAATATCCCAAACTTTGTTATCAATCTCAACATCCAATCTTCCAGAGATATTTTCTTTGTCAAATTTATACTCAACTTGTTTTTGTTCACTATCAATTTTAACTCCTGCAGATTTTAAAACAAATATAGCTAAGGCTTCTATCAAGTCACCAAATGTATTTCTCATTTTGTTATTGTATGGTTGCCCATCACCCTTGATACCCTTAGCCTCCATTTGTAATTGGCATAGTGGTCTGCCAATGTTAGACATTCTAGGCTCAAACTTATCCTGTCGTTTCTCTGAGAACTGTTTTCGCAAGGCACTTTTACATGCCTCGCCAAACTCATTTAACAAATCCTCAGAGATTTCAACAGGACTAGTAGATACTTTATCCAGATATATTTTTACTTTATCTAGTATATTATTCATTATGCTGATAATACATCTTCTGGAAGTTGATCATCTAACTCATTAACAATCTTTGCTGATTCAGCATCAGAGTCGTTAGGTGATTTATCTCTAGCTTTTTTATATGCTGAGATTACCTCTTGATTCTCTTTGTCGATTGCATCTTTAAAGACAGTTAAAATATCATTGTCTTTAGAAGTAAACTCTATTTGAGTATTTGAGTTAGGAGTGATGACAGGTACATAGAAAGTATTACCACCTCTTTTCTGTCTCTCAGTATCAAGTTTTAATGTGCATTTAAACATTAACTTACCACTATCTTTTAAACTTTTGATAGCATTACTGACAGGCAAGAACGCTGTACCAGATACTCTATACAA